CCATCATGCTCGATCATCGACGAGCTGCACGAACATCCGAACGCGGCGACGATCTCGATGCTGATGAAGGGCGTGAAGTGGCGCCGCAATCCGATGACGGTGGTAATCACCAACTCCGGGAAGGACCGAACGTCGGTCGCCTGGACCTATCACGATATCGGCCAGAAGATTTGCGCCGGCGAGAAGCAAAACGACCGCCAGTTCTTCTACATCTGTGGTCTTGATGAGGACGACATCCCGGACGGCGAGGTTTTTCCGCCGCGCGAGGTCTGGATCAAGGCCAACCCGTCGCTCGGCAAGATCATCACCGAGGACTACGTCCAGAGCCTCATCGATGACGCCAAAAACATCCCGGCCAACCAGAATGAGGTCCTGCGGCTCACTTTCTGCGTCTGGACGGACGAGCAGGGCGCCTGGATCGCTCGGCCGGTATGGATGGCCTGCAAGGCGGAGTTCGACCCGCGTGATTATGCGGGCCGGAAGGCCTTCATTGGCGTAGACCTGTCGCGGCGCTTCGATATCACGTCAATGGCAGTGGTCATCGAAGACGGCGAGGTCACGATCGCGCGCGAGGACGAGGACGGGGACTCCTATCAATCGATCGAACCCCGCTTTTTGTCCTTTTCCGAACTGTGGATGCCGGAGGAGCGCCTCAGTCTGCGGCAGCAGCAGGACGATAAGCCCTACAAGACGTGGGTTGAGGAGGGATATCTGCGCCTGACGCCTGGACAAACCGTCAAGCTCGATTTTCCGGCGGCGCGCATCGCCCTCGTGGCCAAGATGTTCGATCTTCAGGGGATCGCCTACGACAAATATCGCTTCGAGGAGTTGGAAACCGAGCTTGATGCGCTCGGGATCGATGCGCCGATGATCGAGCACCCCCAGGGGTTCAGGCGCTCGGCCGAAACCAGCCTGTTCATGCCGAATTCGCTGGAACAGCTGGAGGAACTGATCGTCGAGCAGCGGATCCGCGTGAACCACAACCCGGTCCTCAACTGGAACGTCGCCAGCATGGGGTTCCGTCGCGACGCCCAAGACAACCGTATGCCATCGAAGGTTCACTCTCGCGGTCGAATTGACGGCGCCGTCGCGCTGATCATGGCCGCTGGCCTCGCAACCATGGGCGTGAAGAAGGCCGAGAAGTCGTTCTGGGAGCAGGCGGCCTAGCGCTTCAATCCGCGTCGGCGGCGTCGCCCATAGATTTCCGCGATGATCGATCGGCCGCGCGCCTCCATCGGGAATCGTTGACATGGCGCAACCGTCGTTCTGGGACGCCGTGCGCGGGTTTTTCTCAAAAAAAAGCGACACGCTGGAGCTTTTCCGCGAGGTTTTCGGCGGCCGCCCGTCATCGTCAGGCGTTACGATCACGACGCAGCGCGCCCTGGAGATTTCGACGGCGTATGGGTGCGGCCGCGTCATTTCCGAAGGCGTCGCCCAGGGATCGCCGAAACTGTATCTCGAAAACGCCGGTCGCCGGACCGTCCAGTACGACAATCCTGCTCACCAGGTGCTGTGTGTGAAGCCGAACGACTGGCAGACGTCGTTCAGCTATCTCGAAACGGCGATGTTCCACCTGGTCTTCACCAACAATCATTTCAGCTTCAAGAATCGCGTGGGATCCGAGCGACGCCTGGTCGAGCTGGTCCCGATCGAGCCCGGTCGCGTGACGGTGAAGCGGGCCAATGACTACACGCTTTCCTACGACGTCCGCGGCGACGATGGCTCAGTGCAGAATTTTCCGGCAGAGACGATCTGGCATCTGCGCGGCCCTTCATGGAATTCGTGGACCGGCATGGAGGCAGTGAAGCTGGCGCGCGACGCGTTGGGTCTCGCGATCGCGCTTGAAGAGAACCAGGCGACCTTCCATCGCAACGGCGCCAAGACGTCCGGGCTACTGTCGATGGAAAACAACCTCGGCATAGAAAAATACGCCCAGCTTGCGGCGTGGCTGGACAAATACCTGCCTGGCGGCGAGCGGCATCAGAAGCCAATGATCCTCGATAACGGCGCGTCGTTCACGAACATGACGATGACCGCTGTTGACGCCCAACAGATCGAGACCCGCAACCATCAAGTCGAGGAAATCTGCCGGTTTTTCCGCGTCATGCGGATCATGATCGGCTATAGCGACAAAACGGCCACTTATGCGTCGGCCGAGCAGATGTTTCTCGCCCACATCGTCCACACGCTGACCCCCTGGTATCTGCGTCTCGAGCAGAGCGCCAACCTCAACCTGCTGACGCCGCAGGAGAGGGCGAAGGGCATGTATTTCAAGTTCAACGCCAATGCATTGCTGCGCGGTTCGACCGAAGCGCGCGCCAAATATTTCCAGGCCGCGATGGGCTCAGGCGGGATCAAGGGGTGGATGACGCAGAACGAGGTCCGCGCCCTCGAAGAATTGGATCCGATCGACGATCCTGAAGCCGACAAGCTGCCTCAACCCGCCGCCGTCTCGCCAGCCTCAAAATCCGACCCGAACAACCCAGCGCCGGATCCGGCCAAGGACGCGTGATGCAGCGTGAGACCAAGCAAATCGGCCTGACCGAGCTGAAGTTCTCGTCTGACGGGCAGACAGGCACGTTTACCGGCTACGGCGCCTACTTCAACAACACCGACAGTTATGGCGACGTGATCGCGCCCGGCGCGTTCGCGCGCACGCTGCGCGAGGCGAAGCGCAATGATCGCTACCCGGCGATGCTCCTGCAGCACGGCAGCTGGCTCGGCGGCGACGACAACATGCCCGTCGGCGTCTGGACATCGATGAAGGAGGACGACAATGGCCTCCTGGTCGAAGGCAAGCTCGCCGACACGACGCGCGGCAAAGACGCTTACGCACTCCTGAAGATGGAGCCGCGGCCCGCGATCACCGGCCTGTCGATCGGATTCTTCGCCAAGGAAGTCGAGTTCAACGACAAGCCGAAAGGTCCGCGGCGCACCATCAAGGATGTGGACCTGCTCGAAGTGTCGCTGGTGACGTTCCCGGCGAACGACAAGGCGCGGATCACCGGCGTGAAGTCGCTGAATGCCCGCGATCTCGAAGCGGCCCTACGTTCACGCCTGAATTTGTCGAAATCCGATGCCGTGACGGCTATCGGCTTGATGAAAGAACACCTCCGCGACGGCGGTGTGGACGACCAGGACGACCGCGACGGCGCCGATCTGGAACAGCTGGCGGAACTGCTCCGCCGTAACACCGCAATGATCAGAGGATCGCATGTCTGACTTCGCCACCGTCAAAAAGCTCATCGACGACCAGAACTCTGCCTTCGAAGAGTTCAAGAAGACACACACGGCCGAGATCATCGAGCTGAAGAAGAATCGCCAGGACCCGCTGACCGAGGAAAAGCTCGCCAAGATCGACAAGTCGCTGAATGACCTCGGCGAGGCCAACCAGAAGCTGCTCGGCGGCATCGAGGCCGAACGCAAGGAGCGGGAGGAACTGGAAAAGCGCCTCAACCGCCCGAACGCGACCGAAAAGACGCCCGAGGACGTGAAGTTCAACGACTTCAACCGCCAGCTGAAGGCCAAGCGGCGCGATTTGGGCAAGCCGGAGATCGACCTCGATCGCAAGGGCTTCGAGGAGTACTGCAAGGCGTTCGACAATTACATCCGGTACGGCAAAGAGCAGCTGACCGCCGAGGAAGTGAAGACGATGCAGGTCTCCGTCGACCCCGACGGCGGCTATCTGGTGTCGCCGGACACATCCGGCCAGATCGTGAAGAAGCTCTACGAGACATCGCCGATGCGCCAGCTCGCGACGGTCATCACCACGTCGAAGGACAGGGTCGAAGGCATCGACGACCTTGATGAAGCGGGCGCCGGTTATGCCGGCGAGCGCGCAACGTCAGGCAATACAAAGACTCCCCAAGTCGGCAAATGGGAGGTTCCGGTCTGGAACATCGACACCGAGCCGAAAATCACCCAGAACCTGCTCGACGATGCCGACATCGACGTCGGAGCCTGGCTGGGCGGCAAGGTCTCCGACAAGCTGGCCCGCTTCCAGAACGCCGAACATATCACCGGCGCGGCAAAAATCCGCGGGATCATGTCCTATCCGCTGGTGGCCGATACTGGCGCCGGCGTCGCCTGGGGGGCGATGGGCTATCTCAAGACCGGCGTGGACGGCGACTTCGCGGCGACCGATCCAGCCGACAAGATATTCGACCTGGTCGGCCTGGTGAAGAACGGCTACCTCAACGGCGCCTCGTTCCTGACCAAGCGCGAGGTCATCACCAAGATCCGGAAATTCAAGGACTCCAATCACCAGTATCTCTGGCAGCCCGCGCTCGTCGCGGGCCAGCCGGAGACGCTGATGGGTTACACGCTGGCGCGCGCCGAAGACCTCGCCGCCCTGTCGGCCCACGGCAACTCGATGGCCTTCGGTAACTTCAAGGAGGCCTATCTGGTTGTCGACCGGAAGGGCGCGAGCACGCTCCGCGATCCCTACACCGCCAAGCCCTTCGTCAAATTCTACACGATCGTCCGCTCCGGCGGCGGCGTGGTGAACTTCGAAGCCGTGAAGGTTCTGCAGTTCGCCGCCTGAGCCTAGCGGGCGGCTGAAAGGTCGCCCGTCCATCCCTTCAAGACTGAGGATCAGTCATGCTTCGCGACCTCTACAACAACCTCAAGGTGATCGGCGGCGTCGACCAGGCGCCGACCGACAACACCGCCGTTGTGTCGCCCATCGTCGACACGCGAGACTACCAAAGCCTGCTGTTCATCATCCTGACGGGATCGCTGGCGGATGCGGACGCGACCTTCGCGGCGCTGCTCGAAGAGAGCGACGACAGTGGCATGTCCGGCGCCAACGCGGTCGATGACGCCGACATGATCGGTACGGAGGCGGGCGCATCGTTCATTTTCTCGGACGACAACAAGCAGTTCAAGCTCGGCTATATCGGCAACAAGCGCTATGTGCGCCTGACGATCACGCCGACCGGGAATGGCAGCGCCGCCGCCATCGCCATCGCCGCTGTGGGCGTCCCCCACCTGAAGCCGGCCGCTTAGGAGGTCATCACCATGGAAGTCAGAGTCACGGCAGCGTTCGACGGCATGGAAGACGGCAAGGTCGTCAAATACCGCGTCGGCGACATCATCGACGGCCCGAACGCCCAATGGGCGCTCGACAATGGCCACGCGAAACCGCCCAAGTCGGCGTCTTCGGAGCAGCCCAGACGCGGTCAGGAAAGGTCGCAGCCACAGCAGCGCGGCGGTCAGGACGGCCAATAGCCGGCGCAATCTGCAGGACGTGCGGGCGGTCCATTATCGGGCCGCCCGCTTTCGTTTCAGGACCCGTCATGGATTTCGCGCCTGTCCTGGTTACGCCGCCCGCCGCAGGCGATCCGATCGTCACGCTCGCGGAAGCCAAGCAGCAATGCCGTGTCGACCATGACGATGACGACGACTATATCGCCACGCTGGTCGCGGCGGCGGTGGGGCACATCGACGGCTACGCCGGCGTTCTTGGCCGCTGCCTGGTTACCCAGACCTGGCAGATCGCCTTGGATTGCTGGCCCGCCGGCAACATGATCCGCCTGCCATTCCCGGATGCGACGCCTACAGAGGTGACATACACGGACGTCGACGGCGTCGCCCAGCTCGTCGACGCCGCACTGTGGGGCAGCCAGACGGACGCCCTGGGCGGCTTCGTCTATTTCAAAAAGGCCTTCACGGCGCCGAACCTCAATGACGACAGGCCCGATCCGATCCGGGTGAAGTTCGAAGCCGGCTACGGCGCGGCCGAGAACGTCCCGCCCGCCATCAAGCACGCGATCAAGCTGCTGATCGCCCACTGGTACGAGAACCGCGAGGCCACCGTGGTCGGCCAGTCCATCTTCGTCGCCGAACTGCCGCTGGCGGTCGACCGTCTGCTGGCGCCTTACCGCCGTGTCGGCGTCTAGCCCGCCCGCCGTCGCCATCGTCGGGCTGGGCCCGTCGATCATGCATGCCCGCAATCTTGCGGCGCGCGGCCTGCTTCCGGCGGAGGTCTGGGGGATAAACTCGGCCGGCAGCGTCGTTGCGTGCACGCGCACCTTCGCCATGGACGATGTCCGGGTCCAGGAGCGGCGGGCGGCGGCCAGGCCCGGCCGGTCGGTGGCGCGCCTGCTGGACTGGCTCAAGACCTTCGACGGCCCGGTCTACACCAGCCGGCCGCACCCCGCTTACCCCAACCTGGTCGCGTTCCCCCTGCAGGACGTCGTCGACGATCTGGGCGAGGTCTATTTCAACGCGACGCCCGCTTACGCGCTCGCCTACGCCATCCACCTGCGCGCGCCGCGCATCGAACTCTACGGCCTCGATTTCAGCTATCCCAACGTCCACCAGGCGGAGCAGGGCAGGGCCTGCGTCGAATACTGGATCGGCCGGGCGCGCGGCCTCGGCCTCGACGTGGTCGTCAGCAGCCAGTCCCGGCTGATGTCGGCCGACGAGCCCCTGGAGGCGAAGCTCTACGGATACGACACGCTGCACGTCAGCCTCGACGGGCGCCGGCGGCTTGCCTTCGCCGAG